CCACTAATTGTTTTGGTATCTCTTGGCTTTTCTACATCAATATATGATGTATTGAGTTTCTCAATATCAAAACCTCTCACATAAGCCTTACCAGGTGATACCTGATAGAGCATTAAGTCCTTGCTTGGAACACTACCTTGAGCGGTTTTTTGGTTTGGAAGATATACACCACCATTACCAAGTCTATTATTCAGTGACTCTTTTACCGAGACTTGGAATGGTTTTACATAGTAGTCACCACTCTCATCATATGTTCTTCTGGCTAACTCATCACGGATGAGATTATAATCAGTTTTCTTAACAAACTTTTGTAAGTCTCCATTATCAAGCCTCATCAATTCGACAAAGTTTTCATCATTAAACTCATCAAGACCTTTCTTGATCAGAGTTGTCTCAATTTGGAATCTGTCTGCACCAGGTGCTGAGAAGTTGGAGAATCCTCTAGCATTATCAAAAAGACTGGAATCATCATAAGCAGTTACAATGTTCTCTTTGACAAATAATCCAACTCTGTAACTTGGAGTTGCATCATACTGATCAAGAATAACGGTTTGTGAAAGAACTTTCACAAAGAATCCACGGATAAAATAAACACCTTCCTGAATAGAAGCTGCACATCCAGTGGAGGTTGCATTACTTGGAATACATGATGCAAATGGATTGTTTGCGGTAATGCGCGACAATCCATACTCAATATCAGATGCGGTTACAAGATTTTCCCCATCTTGGAAAGTATTCGTTGCAAAGTCCGAACCAGACTTCGAATACTTAACATAGATTGTATTATTTCCTCTATCGGAATTTGAGGATAAAATATAATTTACTACTGTAGCTTCAACCCCAGAAGTTGAACCTCTAATTACCTTTCCTACTAATTGATCAAGATATTCTGATACGGGAACCCCAAGAAACGTTGGATTGACCTCAACCGCATAGTACAGTGGATCATATGCAATTTGGCCAGGAATGACCATTGCACCTTCTTTAAAGAAGTGTTGACCAAATCTTTCAATTTGATTCTGTAAGATTGATTGGAGTTGTGTTAACTCTCTGGCCTGTACTGGACTAGCGGGTTTGAAAAGTACCCTGTTAAAGTTCTTATCTTCATTAAAGTCATCATAATACGGAGAAACATTAAGGTTAGTCTCTTGGGGCATTTTCTTAGAACTCTAATACGATTTTGATGTCTTCTTTCTGGCTGGCGCTGCGCTGAATCGCTGCCCTGTTATCTATGTATAAGATCTCACCAGAATATTTTTGAATTTCTGGTTGAGCAATACCTTGTACAAAGCTTTGACCCAGTTGAACCGAGGAGGATCCTACAGTTGTTGCAGTTCCTGGACTTGCAGCAGTACCAAAACTTGTTTCAATTCCAAGAGCTGATCCCGAAGTTTGACCACTGATTACATATGTACCACCAGCACCAATTTGTGATGAAAAATCAACCATTCTAAAACCATAAGTGGTTGAACCAAGACCAACTGGATTGTAGACCTTCAAAACACCCGTAGAAGAGTCCCAGTTGGCAACATAACCAACAGCAGTAGATCCAACACCAATTGTTTGATAAATTGGAGTATCTACAGTGTAAGTGGTATCTGAAATAGCACCACCAGTCAATGATTGCAATTTGATTGCGGTAAGAGCACTAGCTCTTGACTGACTCAATAAACTACCCGATGGTGTAAGTGGATTTTTAATTACTCCAACTTGTGCAAAGTCATTACCAGTAATAAAATCTGGATTATTAGAGTCATTTTCATATCTAGAGTAAAGGAGAACTCTAAAAGCACCCAATTCTCTATAGACATCAAAACCATGTCCTCCAGGAGGAGGTGTAATCACTTCAAATTGTGCAACAGAGGTTGTACCAACACCAACAGCTGAAAGTCCTGAAATAGGACCTCCAGTTTCTGCAGCAGGGGCTCCAGGATAGAACTGAATCGTTCCTCTTGTATACCCAGTTCCGCCATTAGTCACCGATACGGCAGATACTTTTCCTTGAGCATCAACCGTAACACTAGCTTTACCACCAGTACCGTCACCCAAAATGGGAATATTGTTGAATGTCTGGTTGATTGGTTGATAACCACCACCAGCATTTGTAATCAATGCGGTTTCAATTTTTCCATCAACAGCATTATTTTTAACATCTGAGGTATCGCCAGTACCCCAACCAGAAGGAACTGGAATGTAATCAACAGAGTCAAACTTTACAATATCCGATGGGTTAATCGTATAAAGATATTTCCAAACATATCCATCACCACTTGAGCCCGCCGATCTTGGTTCAAGATCTGTAAATGTTGGTTCATCTAGAGACTGTCTACCAAGAGGATTCTCTGGATTCTGTCCATTATTAATACAAACGTAAACTTTAAACTGACTGTTTACGACATAATACTTTGCATCGTACAAATTAGTAGATGCAGTCTGTGGAGAAAGATTCGATCTAGTGTAATTATTTTTGTACATCTCATAGACAGTTCCTGCTGTCCATGTGTACTTTCGAACCATTCTCTTAACATCACCAGTCGCAAGTTTTTTCAATGCGATCATAGTGTCATAGTCATCATTATATTCCCTGAACCCGTCTTTCGGAGCTGGAGTGTTGGTATTCCAATCAGTAGTACCATATCCAGCCCCAACGTCTTGCGAGTTAGGTAATCCAATAAAAGTGTAATAGGACTGTGAAGTGTCCGCTACACCAGCGACAAAATTCGCAGCATTTAATATTCTAAATTGATCTGAAATAATCGCGGGCATTTTATTAGACTTTTTGTTTTATTTATGATGTCTGATCAAAGTCACTGTAGTTTTCGTTCAATGGTGTTATTCTGTAAACAACAGGAGCAGTGGTCAGTCCAGTATAACCATTTTGGTTATTAATGCTAAATGATTGAGGACTTACCACACTTCTATTGAATCCATAAAGTCTTCCCCAACTGTAATATCCAATTTTTGGCGACAAACTTGTTGTTCCAAGACCAGCAAGAGACTGAACATTAGAGTAAACAGTCACAATGCCAGATGTGGATGTAACAACTTCATCAGCTCTGTAAACATTATCAATAAACGAAGTTCCAATTCCGATAACCGTTGCATCTTTATTAATGGAGGTAAGTCCATTACCAACAACAGAGTCATGAATGACAAAGTAATGACCAGCAGCAATTCCACTCTTTGTAATGTTTCCAAATCCAGCTTGATCAAGGAATGGATCAGAATCCAACTCAAATTTAACCATTGGACTATCAGTTCCAATGCCTGTAGAACTGGTTCCTACACCAACAACAACACCATAATCACCATCACAATCAACACTGGTAATTGTTTCGATAGTTACTGGTTCAACAGAGATCAAAACTTCAACTGGATTGTTTGGATCATATCCAAATCCACCATCACTGATATTGATTGATGTGATGGTTCCAGCCGCAGAAACTGTTGCAGTAGCAGCCGCGGAAACAGTCGCAAATTGACTATATGCAATGTTGGAAGATAAACCAACTGCAACCAGTTTGTTATTACCGTAGGCAAGACCATTATAGTCTGTACCAACACCAATGAACTTCTTATACCAAGTATCAGTTGTAGTAGAATTCAATACATTTCCAGATTGACCAATTGCAACCCAAACATTATCTTGATAAATTACAGAATTGAGATTAAATGTTGCACCAGAAGAAACAACACTCCAAGTCAAACCATCATCTGTAGATCTGATAATAGTTCCAGCAGCACCAACCGCAATCCATTGATTGTCGGCATGATAAACATCATTAAGTCGTGTAGTGATAGAGGTGGTTGTGACTCCAGTCCAGATTTCTCCATTATTTGATCTTAAGATAGCTCCATTGTTACCAACAGCAATGTATGTACTAGCATTGTTACCAACACCATAAAGATCTTGTGGAGTATATTTGTTTGCAACAACAAAACCAGTACCAAAACCAGATGGACCATTCAGTGAGTAAAGAATAGTTCCTGCAGCACCAACTGCAATAACCTTTGTTGGACCAACAACAAGATCGTTCAAATCTTGAGAAATTGTTATGTCAGTGTATACATTAAGGAATCCACTTAGGGTTCTTCTGTAAATCGTGGATGCACTGTAAGATTCACCGCGATCAACACTGACAGCAATTGTTCCACCAGCTCCAACTGCAATTACATTTGTTGTCAGACCAACAACTGCATTGAAGTCTCCAAAACCACTTACTCCACTATCATTCCAAGTAATACCATCAGTAGAAGTATTAATACCAGATGTACTTCCAACAGCAACAAATAAATCAAAGTCTGTAAAGTCAACATCTTGATATTCAATGTCTGTATTCGAAGACGATTGTGTCCATGTTCTACCAACTTCTTTAGTTTGTGTGATAGTGGAAGCAAATGAAATTGTAGGAACGGTCTCATATCCACCACCAGGATCACTGATTACTGGTGATGTAACAGTTCCGCCAGTAGATACCGTAACTGAAACGTCTGCGCGATCAACATTGTTTTCACGAAGAATTTTTACAGAACCACCAAGGGCAGAGTTCTTATCGGTACGATTGTCATATGCACTGAAAATTGGGAATGCATTTTCAACAAAAATAACACCAGATCCAACGCCAACATTCTGAATGATTCTAGTTGTTGGTTGTACTTTTGCAATCAATGAAGTTCTTGCCTTGGACAGAGCTTGATTGTTAAGGATCAGGTCACTAGTTTGTTTCTCCCAAGAAACAATTCTTCTAAATGCTGCATTCTGGTTAATTCCTTTTCCACCGTAGAGATTTGTCTCTGCTTTACGAACACCAGTGATTTCCGTAACTCTTCTATCAAGTTGTTGAACAAAGTTCCCCTCTCTTTCAAGTCTAAGTTTATCCCCAACTTTAACCGTTGGGAATGGAGTACCACCGTTCACGTCTGCGTTAGATCCTCTATAGAAGAGAATTTGTAACTTACTTCCTGCTTTTGGAGCTTCTGTAAATTCAATTTGAGTTCCACCATCAAAGATATAATTTTGACCTGGTTGTTGTAAGACATCATTCAAGAATACTAAGAGGTTATTTGCAACATCAATACTTGTGTCATCGCTGTCAATGTTAATAATATTTTTGGTGATAACAGTTTGAGTTAAAGTAAATACCTTCCTAGTTCCATCAAACTCATTGGCAAAACTGTCAAGTGGGAGCAAATGTCCAAAACTAAATCCAGAGAACTCATCATCAATTCTACTATCGACAGTGAATGTAAATGCACTAAACGCAGCTCCAACACTAGGATCTGTTGGAATACCAGCGACAGTCAATACATCGCCATTTGCATATCCAAGACCTCTTTGAGTAATGTCAAAATCGATGATGCTCCCACCAGTTCCAACAACAATTGTTGCCTTGAATCCACTACCTTGACCACCAGTAAAATCAACATTATTGTAAGCAGTAGGAATGCCAACAATAATGATTGGTGGATTTGTAGATGCATATCCAGTACCACCACTTACGGTGGAAATACCAGTGATAGTACCAGCAGATCCAACAGTTGCAGAAAGAACTGCTGTAGATCCAATTCCAAGGGGATTGAGAACCTGAATATCAACAGAATCCGAAGATCTGTATCCAGAACCACCACCAGTTACAACGACAGATTCGATTGCACCTGATCCATTAATGATTGCAGTTGCAGCTGCGGAAACCAAATTTTGATAGCCAGATCCAAATCCAACTTTTACATCACCAACTCTACCACCTCTAGGAAGATCGGTTTGACTTGTACCACTGAAGAAGATGGATGCACCAATACCAGATGCAGCCCTCTCATCCATAGTAAAGTCAACTGTTGGTCTTTGAACAATGTTGTTGATTAATATGATTCCATTATTAACAACTTCACCATTACCACCACCGTTACTTGCAATAGTAGTAACGATACCAGTTACATCCTGACCATCCTGAAGCAATGTAAACGTCTTACCAACTCCAGTAAACTTGTCGGACAAATCATCAAATACAAAGTTTGTTGTTGGATTCTTTCTATTGAAAACTCTACCAGCAAAAGTTGATTGAGTACTAATTCCTGGTTGAATCGTAGAAACACCTATCGGACCATATGGAGGAGTAATAAAGTGAATTACATCCTTGACAATATGGAAATCACCTCCCCTCATTGTTGCTGCAGCACCAACGGTGTGAGCTGCAGCAACACTTCCCAAAACACCACGATTAACAGTCAAAACATTTGTAGAACCAAATCCTACGACACCAATCTGTAATATTTCATTGTCAATATTCAACAAGTCATTAGTTGTGATCGAAGTAATGCCAGCAACTTTAATGGTTGTTGATCCAACTCCTACCGCCTCACTCAATGTGATATCAACATTTTTCTTATAAAGAGGTGACTGAACAATACCATCAATAGAAATAATGACTCTATTGTCTGGATTGATAGTGTCGAATGAATGACTTGTTCCACTTCCAACGGCGCGGAAGAAGAATGGTTCATTATTTGTTACAGCTGTATTCAATCCAGCAAGAGAGAATTGGTTATTATCAATCTTGATCGCATAGACCTCAGCAGGCATAAAGTTTGTGGAAATTCCACCAAGAACTTTATTTGTTGTTACGATACCAACTCGATTATTTCCATATGAATTACCTGGATCATATTTAATTCTCTCACCTGTCTGGAAGTTATGATTATTAATTCTAATAATTGAAGATCCTACCGAAATTACACCAGAATCAGATCCATCAAAAACTTTGTTGAATAGTACAAAGTCATTACTTGTCAATTTGAATGTGGACAATCCAACAATTTGTGCGCTTGTTGTTGTTCCAATTCCTGTAAATTGATTGGAAATATTGTCAATAAAGTTGACAGTATTTGATACTACATTGATAAAGGTGGAGATTCTTTTGGTCTTCAAATTGATATACTTGGACAATCCATTATTCAACGTCTCCTCACTTGCATAGTCAAAGTCATCTCTTCTGTAGAAAGATTTTACGTTATCAATATTAACCGATAAGGTAGTATCACTTTCTGGTTGTCCCAATCTAAGGTTACTACTTCTACCAAATCCAGCTGTTGCACCAGATCTAACAATTAAGTCGGAGAAGTTTTTGTAACCAGATGGGTGAATAATACTATCAACTGCATCCTTCCACTCAATTTCCTGAACTTCACTCTTAACAGAATATGAGAAGTTTTGGTAGTAATCATTGTCCTCCAATTTTTGGAAGTCATCATTTAACTTACCAGTGTCTTTTTGCCAACCCTTTGGTCTTTCGGCACTATAATCAATATCAAAGTAAACATTAAATGACTCAACATTGGCAACAGTTCCTTCTGCTCCAGACAGAGCTCCTTTTAAAACATTACCATTAATAACATTAGAGGAGAGATTGCGAAGTCTAATTGTGTTGGTTACAGGATCATATCCATTATTATCGAGAACAAACGCTTTACCATTAGCCCCATATGTAACTCTTTCACCTGGGAAGAATGATTCTGGACTCAGATTAGCCGTGAATGTTGGCAAATCATTTTGTCGGATTACCCTACCAGCACTTTGGTCGGGATCAAATATTCCGCCAAAAGTACCAATTCCAGAAATAGAATATGTTATTTGAGAAAGTGATGGATTTCTTGAAGCGACAGTAAAGAAAGAATAATTATAGTCTTCGGAGTTGTATCCACCAGTAGAACTTAATGAAGTTGTGAGTCCAATTCCTTCAACAAAGATTTTGTCTCCTACAGAGAATGGGAAATCGGATCCATCAGATTTCCAACCATTTGTTGGCTGAGTGATAGTTAAGAAGTTAGTTGTTCCACTGGAACTAGCCGAAACAATACCAACACCATTAGTATTTCTAAGAGGTACAATTCTTGGTGGGTTTGGAACGGCGTTAAATCCGCGACCAACAGTTATAACATCAACGGAAGAAATAGAAGTACCCTCAATATTTGCAACCAGTTCAATCTCTGGGGCATCTGGAATAATCAAATCTGGAGCTACAATGTAATTTCTGCCTGCTGTTACAACACCAACTCTATCAAGAACATAGTTGTTTGTTACCGTTACAATAGTTGGAGTCTCAACTTTGGGTTTGATTGACTTGTCGGATGGATAATCATATCCCAGTCTAATAACCTCTCTGAAACCAGGTTTTCCAATATCACCATCATAGATTGACAGAATCGCATTCTCACCACTAGTAGTTACGACTGTACCGATTCCTGGATTTCTTTGATAGTTTATTCCACCAAGAGTAACCTTAATCTCATTGATACCACCAAGAGCTACTTTAGAATCAGTAACGTATCTAAACGTTGAGATTCCTGATGTAGATGTATATGTTGATGTTTCTGGTTGTTTTCCTACCTGGTACTTAAACTGAGTGGAAGATATTGTAGTGATACCATGAGATCCACTGTAAACACTATTTTGGATAATAATTTTAGAACCGTTAGATACATTTGTATCTGGGGTCGCATCTCGTTTAGCAACACTGATAACGTCTAAGTTTTTAGGAGTTAACTTATAGAAAAGTGGTGATGGAACATTTTCAGAAAGTTTTAAGTTAACAATAGCTCCAGATTGTCCTGGTGTTCCAGATCTGGTAACTTCTGTACTAATTCCGAATCCTTCATATCTATTTTCAAAATTCTCATCTTCAAAGAATTCCAACTTAAAGTCTTGAATGGAAGAATCCGAAACAGCGAATCCAATAGATTGCCCTCTTGTAGCCGTGACGTGAGGATTAATCTTTGCAATCTTGTGTACACCAGATCCAAAGCTGGTTATTCCAATGTACTGGCCACCAAACTTGGTAGAATCTACAAAGTTAGAAGAGAATCGGAATTGGTCATCATTTATCTTCTGAATGAAGTATTCTCCCCTATCAACCAATGGTGTAATTGGAGAAGTAGAAACATACAGAATTTTATCTCCACTACTGTATCCATGATTATCAATACTAATCGTTGATAAAGTTGTACCAACTCCAACGGCAGAAGTTGCAAAATATGTTGGATCTACGATAGTTTTTCTTGATTGGGTATCGTATTCAAGGGATCTGGATAAAGTTGTATTTGGATGAAGATGAACAGATATATTGTTACCAGTATTAAGAGTATGGTCTGATGAGGTTTTTACTGTAACATCATATCTCTTGACATTTCCAACATACTCTTTATTTGTAGTAGTAAATGAGTGTTCTACACCCATTCTTCCCAAAACTGGTAAGAAGTACAACGATGTTGAAGTTGAACCAATTCCAACTTGGGTTGTTGTAATACCAAGAAGGTTATCACTTTGTTTTACTGCATAAACCGTTTGACCATCAATCAAATTAAAAGGATTACTCAAATTGAGGTTATTTGATACTGTAAGCGCAATGCCCGTAGGACCAACACTATAGTTTAATTTTTCACCAGAAACAAATCCATGATTTGTTATTGAGATTGAATTATCAGCCGTAGATCCATCTGGAGGGAGTTGGTGATTATTCAAAATAGTCCCATCAAGTGCCTTAACTTTGACCACTGTTGTGGTGCCAACACCAGCCACAGACTGTACAACAACTGTTGTGCCAATACCAATTGAATTTTGTGGATTAAATACAACCTTTCTATTAATATTCGTAGTTAAATCAGTCTTTACACCAACAGTAAATGCAAATCTACTTTGGTCTACGTGTAAGAACTGACCTGCATCATGTGATGTTATCACACCAGCTTGACGACGAACTCTATACTGGTTATTTTCAGAATTTACAGAAAGAACAGTAAGTCTTTCGGAACCAATTCCAACCACATCATTGACATAAATTTCTGGATCGAGTCCCGAATTTGCTAACGTAATCGTTGTTACGATTCCAGTCGCACCACTTGTCCCAATACCAACATCAATTCTAGAGGTTACTGAAGAAACAGAAACCGTTCTTACACCCTCAACAAATTTTAGTTCTCCATTTCCAATACCACCAATAATAACCCTATCACCATCCTTTAGGTTATGCGCAGTTGTAGCAACGCCAGTTACCACTTGATTCGCAATCGAGAAAGCTACATTTGATACTTCAAGTTCAGAATAAGAAATTTCATTAATTCCTTTACCAACAAGTGTCTTTACTTCTGCAGCTGCACCACTTCCACCAGAGTTTGAATTATTGAACAGAATCTTATCACCAACATTGTAGTTACTACCAGGAACAATTACCGTTACGGTATTAATACCAGTTTTGGTAATCGATCTAACAACTACTTCAGTGTCCTTAATATTATCTGTTACAAGATAATCATATTGTGAACTACCGAAACCAAATTTATATGGATATGTGTTTCTTACAACACTACCACTGTTTAAAATAGGCAGATTTTGGATAGATGATGGATTTTGGTTAAATTCATTTACTTTAAACTTATATCCATTAAGAACATATGGGAAGAGTGGTTCTCTACTATTGGTAAATGGAGGTGTTGAACTATCACCAGATTCAATAGTACAGAAATATGCATATACACCATCTGGGAATTCTGGAGTTTTGCAGAATCTTCCATTGTATTGATCAAGATCGCCATCTGCGGTATAATCCCAATCATTAGTAAAGAATCCAAGAGGATATATTGCAGTTGGAGGTCTATTAGCCTTTGCACTCAATGTGTAACTTGGATTAAGTCTGCGGACAGCACCTCCAGTGGGAGTTCCAAATCCATATGGACCATAAATCGGAGATCCATCATAAGCCCAACCAACAATCGGGGAGTGTTCTAAGGTAGTCTTTTCACTGAAATCATCTTCAATATTATCACCCAATAGAAGTCTAAGTTTTCTGGAAAGGTATGAGTGAACATACTTATTACCATAATTTTCATTTTGACTTGGTACGATTACACCGTCGTCATTTTCACTAATAGTTCCTTTGTATTTTTGTACAAAGTCAATTTCCCACTTTTTAACATCAGCTCTAAATTTTGCACCAGACCCAACAGTTTTTACTGATACAGTTGTATTCTTTTGAGTATATCCTTTTCCAGAGTCTACGATAGTTACGTCAGAGACTTGACCATTCGAAGTAGTTGCTACAAGTTTAGCATATCTACCATCACCAACAACTTCAAGAGTTGGTGGTGATACATAACCACTTCCAGGAATTTTTACGAAAGCTTGTACGATTTCCCCATCAGTAACAACAACGTCTACTAAGGCACCAGAACCATTTGAAATGGTCACAGAAGGTCTTCTATGGACGTTTGAAGTGTCTGTTACACCATAACCCGAGCCAGTGCTAGTTAATTGTGCATCAACAATATTACCAGTACAAAGAGGTCTAACTCTTGGTAAAGATTGTGATGTATTCGCGGTTCCAGATACGGCTTCAATCGATACTGAAATATCTGGATATTTAAATGTATGTGTTCCAGAACCAGTTGACTTTAGATCAATAAACTGTTTTTTATCAAATTGTAATGTGGTTGAAGTTGTTCCTATCCCAGCACTTGTGACATAGAACTTATCATCATTATGTTTGTAAACGTAGTAATTTTGTGAGGTCGAAAGTCCACCAATAACCGTTCCTGTGGTTCTGTATTCAACAAGATCACCAGTTTTAAATCCATGTGACTTAAAGAAAATATAGTCGTTTGCGGTATTAATACCACTTCTAGCATCATTAACAGTTGTGTAGTCGGATGGTGGATATTGACCCGAAGAAACTAAGACTTTTCTATTTGAATATCCAGATCCAGAATTATCAATAATAACTCTATCAAGAACATTTCTATATGTTGTCGATCTTAAGAGATTAACACCAGCAGATTTGCTTGTTAAGTTAATTGGATTCAATCCAGCAACAGCATCATCATATGTTGACATCAATTTGACTTGAGTGTCATTTACTCTATTAACATAGTAAATTGACTTATCTACTAATCCACCAACCGCCGCATATCCAGTGGCTTTTTCATATACAACAGATTCTCCGTTGTAGAAAAGATGACTTGTAGAGAATCCGATTTGGTCGTCTGTAGTATTAACGTCCAAATCAGCATTGAAAGTCTTTTCATTTCTTACAGCTCTTAATCTTCCAGAGGCTGTTGCTCCAGATCCATTTCCACCAGTGATAGTAATAGAAGGAACGGTTCTTAAATCGTATCCACCATAAGTTACTTCAATAGATTCAAAGGAACCATTTTCAACAACTGCATATGCAGTGGCTGCAGATCCAACAGAATCCGAAATGTTAATATTTGGTGGATTTACTACATCATATCCAGAACCACCATTCTCAACGTCAACATTCACCAAGTTTCCATAATAAATTTCATCACCAGATCTGTTTGAAACGACTTCAACGCCATTCACAAACATACCAACATTTTCTCGTTCAAGAGGTTCTTCAACCTCTTTGAGTTCTGGGGTTACGGGGAATTCTCTTAAGAAGTTTTGATATACCAGATTTTTATTACTTAACTCTCTAGGAATCAATTGATGAGAGTTACCACCACCACCACTAAACGATACAAATCTCTTAATAGAAGCGTCAAAGCTACTTTGAGATAATTTAATTTCGTTGCCAGTTATTCTCGTTACTGCATAAGTTGACCCAGTATTCAAACCAACTACAGAACTAGTTCCCGCAGACACAGGAGAATATGTAACTAGATCTCCATTGTAGAAACCATGTCTGTTAATCGTGATTGTATTATCACTAATATCAGCTGGAGTAAATGTTTTTCTTCTATTAGTTGCAAAGATTTTATATGATGGTAAAGATCCAGAACTTACATATACATTTTTACCATCAATACTGGAATAAGTATTCTGGACGTTTGCAACATAATCAGATACTTTAATCGAGGAAGAGTTACTTGAAGCATGGTTCAAGTTCTTTCTAACAACATAAGTCTTCGAAACACTTAATGTTCCAGAAGTTATTGTAATCTTAAATTGATTGTTGTTAACAATTTGAGATACTGTGCCACTAACATTTGAAGCCACAGCAGAGCTTTGATCAAGTAACGTTACCGAATCATCAAGGTAAAGAAGATGTGGAGTTGATGTTGTAATTGTGTTACTGGCGACATCAATGATTGATGTATTAGTTGCGGTATCTTTTGCAACATCGCTCTTTGTCTTGATGTTATGTACCCAAGAATTCAGTCTATAGTTTGTCGAAGATGAAACATCCCCAAGATTATTCGCTGTTAATACATCATTTTCCGAAAGGAATCCAACATCATTAATGTTGCCTCTAGAAACTACAGATGTTAATCTAAAATAAACTGGTTTTTTAATATCTCCATTTTCGTAAGTAACAATGGTGTTAGAAGATCTTACAAGTTGTCCATCAGTATAAGCTGAAGTGATTCCAGTAACACCAAACAATTGAGTTGAAGATTTATTTGTATATGTTGCAATTCCTACTGTTTGACCAGTTCCAACATAGATTGAACCATTATCATCAAATCCAAGAGTAGAATCTACTGTTAAAACAGTTGCACCAATAGAAACTGATTCCGTCAAGGCAGAAGAACCAGTGACTTCAAACGGATATGTAATGGAATTTCTACTTAGACTGATGAGATAATATGGTTTGTTATTTTTGGGATAACTTTGAATATTAAAGATAGACCCATTGGTATTGGTGTCTGTTGTTTGATATAAAGTTTGTCCGATTACCTTATCAGGATCTCCACTGATTAATTCCGCAACCAAATCAAAAGTTACAACATAGTCAGCGTCCGATGGTGCGATCAGATACTCAATTGGTTTGATTACTTCAGCTCTTTTGTTATAAAGAACATTAAAAAGAATTTTTACTGCTTCATCTGTACCCTTTGAAGAGTAAAAATCTTTAGCCTGACGTAGAAAATTGGCTTTATCTAATGCATTATCAATAGTTCTGTCTTCAAATCCAGGTAAAAACTGGGTTTTTGTCTTTTTCCAAAATTCTTGCAGAAAAAGATTACTTAAATTTAAAACTCTAACAGAGGAGATGTGACTATCGGATTCAGTTTGAGTAAATACTAAACTTTCTGGTTGATTTGATTTATGTAGACTCTCTACACCACTAAATCCACGAACACATCCAGTAAATGAATTCGTAGTGATGCCAGTATAAGTAATAATCTCATTATCAATCTTTAAAAGACCATATTTCTCTGGCCAACCAGCAGTCGAAGTGACATTGATAGTTGTGTCATAAGAAGACACATCACTGGTGCAAGTAGTAAACCCAATGAGGTTATTATTACCACTATATGTCTCTACTTTTTGATATTCATTTAGATTTGAAATGATATCAATTGGGCCGCCTTGAAATTCTTGAGCAATATAACTTTGCTTAAGAAAATCCACAAAAAGTGGGTTTTCCTCCGATACAAATGATGGTAACTGACTTTTTACGATCTGATTGATCTGGACTTTCTTGGAAGCGGTGTCGATCATTACTGTCTAATATATTTTCCGTTTGAGAAGCTGGAAGTTGAGACAAA